AGTCTATTCGAGAGAATGTCATATACAACTCGAATGTGATTAGCAAGGATGAGTTTGATGCAGCTAACAAAGGATATGATGGAACTGCTCGTGGCATTCCTTTGCCGGAAGGAACGAAGCTGAGTGACCATATGCTGTACAACACTCCTGCATCTTTGCAGTTCCCTCAGATATTCGGACAAGCAAAAGCAGCAAAGATTGAAGCAATTGATCGTCTAACTGGCACGAATGAAGTGATGCGTGGGGCTCAGTTCAAGACGAACACGACAAATCAAGCGATTGATACATACGATGCAACTACGCAGCTTCGTGTGGATGCAAAGATTGATGCTATCGAGGACTTCATTGGAGACATATTCGCCAAGGTTGCTGCATTGTGTGTAGCAAACATGGACCCTGCTGTTGTTTCGACGTTGATCGGACCAAAGTACGCAGAGTCTTGGAGGAATATGTCTGCAAAGGACTTCGAGTTGTCTTTCCCGATGGAAATTATTGGTGGCAGTTCACAGAAGCCAACGAGTCCAACGAAGAAGAAAGAAGCAATATCACTCGGACAGACTCTCGGACAGTTTGCGAACGCATCTCCTGCTGTCATTCTCGTTATGCTACGTGTTCTAGAACGTGCATTTAACGAAGTAGTGATCGGAAAGGATGATTGGAGACAAATCGAGCAGTCGATACAGTTGCAGATGCAGCGGGGGAATAGTACAGGGGGTGGGCAACCTACTCCTAGTAATGGACAACCTACTCCTAGTGTTTCCAAAGGCATTCCAATCAACATCCTTGATCAACTTCCGCCTAAGTTGAAGCTAGTATTCTCTAAGGCGTTGATCCAAGGTGTTCCTGCTGCACAGATATTGCAGGAAATCGAACAAAGTCTTGGTGGAGAAGGTGCCACTACCGGTGCAGCGGGTTCTGCATAACCTCCTAATGGAGTGAGTACAATGGGTGATCGTGATACTAACACAGGTAATGACAATTCTAGCGTAGTTGAGTCTGCGATTGAGCAAACGCTCGGTGGTGGAGAGGGAAATGCCACGCCTGACAACAGTTCGACCGCTGAAAATCAGGGTACGCAGAGCCAACAACAGCAAACGCAACAGCGTGAACAAGGCAATACAAACAATCAGCAGTCTGGCAGAAATAACCAAGGCCGCCAACAGTCCACGCAAACGCAAGCGCAGGGTGATATTCGTACCAGGATTGATCAACAGGGGAATGTAATCAATGCTGATACTGGTGAAGTCATTGCGAATGCTGGCGCACAGAGGCGTATGTGGGGACAGTTGCAGCAAGCGCAGCGAAACACGCAGGAGTTAGAGGGACGTGTTCGTGAATTGACTGGTGAACTGAATGGTTATCGTTCATCTATGCAAATGCTACCTTCGCTTGGATTGAAGCCGGATGATATTGGTGTTGCACTGCAACTACTGGCTAACATTCGGAAAAATCCGACTGAAACCATCAAATCCCTGTTGACTTCCGCCCGCGCGCAGGGGCACAATGTCACTATTGGCGACACGCCTGGGCTCGATATGGAAGCAATCAACCAGCTTCTAGAAGCCAAGCTCAAGCCGTTGCTATCTGACCGTGAGACACAGCAAGCAAGGGAACAGGCTCTTAGAGAAACAGAAGCAGAGTACACGAGCTTCATGTCTCAGTATCCTGATGCTGCTGTCCACGAGGATGTGTTGGCGCAAATGGTTACACGTGCGCCACAAATCTCAGTCTCCGAACTCTACTTCCGTTTGAAGTCTTGGATGCATCAGCATCAATTCGATTGGAGCAAGCCTTTGATGCCTCAAATCGCTGCAAGACAACAGAATGGAAAGAGCGGTAATGCCGCGCCCGGTAATGCTAACCGCCGCCCACTTCCGAATGGACGTGGCGGTGCGAATAATCAACCGATGAACCGTACACCTTCGCGTAGTGGACGTAACAGTGACATTGTACGCGAAGCTCTACGAGACGCAGGTCTTGGCAACTAGCACTCGGGCGAGTGCGTAACTTTTGGAGAGTGAGAAATGCTATCAGGTGGCTACGCTACAGGTACACTTGATACTGTCATTCACTCGATGCTTGACAAGTCTCGCAAGAACTTGATCATGGCATCGATTAAGTCGAACGCTCTAATGGCGTGGGCGTTTGCGAATGATCGTGTCGAGACGGAAGATGGCGGTGGTAACATTACCAATCCGCTTATCGTTGGTCGCAACCCGAACATTGCTTCGTATCAGTACTACGATCAAGTACCGATCGGGCAAACCAGTGAGTTCAACACGATCCGCTATGGTTGGTCGCGTGTTGCTGGTACGGTGATCATCAGCGATCAAGAGCAAGACGAAAATCAGGGACAAGCTGCTCTGTTCAAACTGCTAAAGAGCAAACTTGATATCCTTGAGGAATCGATCAAGGAAAAGTTCAGCGTGTATCTCTACGGCTCAGGCTCCGGCACTGATCCGTATGGACTTGCTGCGACAATTCCTGACGATCCGACTACGGGCACGTTTGGTAATATTGATCGTGGTGCTGAACAACAGTGGCGTACGTCTGCGTATCAGTTCTCTGGTGCGCTTGATGCTACGAACATTGAAGAAGCATTCGACGATGTTCTCATGGACGTTACGCTCAAGGGCGAGCGGCCTGACTTGATTCTTATGGGCCGCAACATGGTCCGTATCTATCGACAGGCTGTGCGTGATAAGATCGTGATCAATATCTCTGACACCAAGAACGGCAAAGCAATGTACGATCTTGGTTTCCAGGGGTTCACGCACAACGGCATTACTTGCTTGTATGATGAGGACTGCGGTGTAAACCGTGCGTATTTCATCAATAGCAAGTATCTTCGCCTTCACATGCTCAAGGGTGTGAACATGAAGGTGAAGGAACTTGTTGCGCCGTGGAACGTTGATGCTGTTGGGCGTCGCGTTGTATGGCAGGGACAGTATTGTGTGTGGCGGGCTTTCCGTACTCACGCAGTTGTCCGCAATGGTACGACTGGTTAATAGCCAGTCTTGTGTGGCGCACTGTTGTCTCCCCCTCCCTCCCGATAGCAGTGCGCCACATATCCTATTTAGAGAAGGAGAGAAGGTGACATGGCAAAACAAGCAATGACCGCAGAAGCAATCCAAGAGCTAGTCGAAGCAATCCGCACTAATCCTGAATTGATGCGTGGAATTGCTGCTGCTGTTGCAAGTGATGGTGCATTCAATGCTGCACTTGCTGCAAAGATCAAAGCAAATGCACGAAAAGCATTTGAGGTTGAGCCGCTTGGAGAACTTCATAAGCACAAGATCGTCGTGCAAGAGTGGAACAAAGATGCACGAAAGTTTACGCCAGTCGAGAAGGAAATTGTTGGTGGATACATGGTGTACTTCCCACAAGGACACTCTATGTTCATTGAGAGTGAAGAACAGCTACAGCGTCTAGGATTGAACAGCGTCAGTGGTTTGGTTGATATGGATACGGGAATGAACGTGGATGATATCAACCCTGAAAGTATCAGAGAGCGGATTGAGAGTCGTGCGCGCGGCTCAATCAGCCGATTCAACGATGATCCTGCAATGCGCGCTGTACAATCGTCTCTTGCAAAAGTGGAGTAATTGCCAATGACGCAACGTTATGCTGACTTCTATCCTGAGCGTGTCTCTGTTCGTGTCCCTTCAATGGGAGCAGAGGGACAGATAATTGCCAATCCTGGCACTCCGTATCGTGTTGACTTTGGTGCACCGCCGCTTGGTGCTACTATCTACACGTCATCTGCGTTGACTTCTGGCTCTACCGCTTCGCTTGCCCCGACGGGCATTAACCCTATTGGTAGTACGACTGCGAAGTGGGGACGTACGCTGACTATTGTTGCGAGTGCTGCCTGTACTCGTACCTTCAACGTGCGTGGCCGCAATTTCCTTGGTGAACGTATGTCGTTCTCTGGCACGATGAACGGCACTACTCCGGTAAATATCACCAAGGCATTTCGATATGTTGATACTATCGAAATGGGCTCATCGGCTGATACTGTCACGATCTCTCTTGCGACTGGTGCTCAGTGTGGTTTGCCGTATAAGGCGACCGCGTTGGTTGCTGGGCTTGAAAATGGCGTGACAGCCACGGCAGGTACTTTGACCGTTGGTGTCACTGCTGCTCAGACTGGTACCAATGGTGATGCTCGTGGCATTTATGCAGGCAATGCTGCATTTGATAGCTCCAAGACATTCTCTGCTTTGGTGCTATTGGATGAAACAAACCTGCACGGCAATGCTGCATTCTACGCGTAACAACGTGTAGTTTGTATCTAGCACCAGGAGACAAGTATGGCTACGATTGAAGAAATCATCACGGATGTAGAATCGTTAGTCAGACTTGCTCCTGGTGTTGGTACTCATATCTATGCAGAAGATGCTATTCACAATGCAATAAAGATATCGTTTCGGGAACTAGCACGTGAGCCTGGATTCTGGTGGCCACAATTAATGCAGTGGTTGTCAGGGACACTTACTGGTACGGATGGTTTGATTACCTCATCCACAGCATTTGCTGATATTGATCAGCATGAGGACATTCGTGCTGTGTATCTTGATACAGATCAACGTCCACTGCCGTATGTTCCAAACAACATCAATCCATTTACGTTCTCGAACTTTGGCCGTCCAATGGTCGAGTATCTAAGTGATGCAGACAAGCGACTGAGAATTTGGCCATTAACTCAGACAGGTACAGTGTACGTACATGCGCGTATCATGCCTGATTTGAGCGTACCTTCCGCAGAAGTGCCATTTGACAGAGATACAATCGCAAACAAAGTAGCGTATTGTATGGTATCTGATTATGGCGCAAATCCTTCATCTGGCGCGAGATTGCTTGCGACGTTTGAGAGAAACTTCCAGCGGGTTAAGGTGAACTATAACAGTGTGCCTGTTGTACTTGATCCTCGCATTGCAACGGTTAATGATCGTTGGATGGAGTTGTACTAAGTGCTAAAAGGTTTTCACACACCAGAAGTTGACAATCGCATTCGTCCGAATCGATTGATCAATAGCGGACCTGTGTTAGAGGATTCCACTGCAAATGACTTTAGCGGTGGGCTTGATCTTGTCAGCCAAGATTTGACGATCAACAGCCGCTTTGCAAAGAAGCTAGATAATCTAGTACAAGAACGTAACGGTGGCCTTGCTGTTCGTGGCGGAACGACATTGTTTGCAGATGCCGCAAGTCTTGGATGTACTGAGTTTATCGAAGGAATTTACTTTGGTACGCACTTGGTATATGCAGACAAAACTGGCATGATTGTATCAGTTGATGGCACAGGGGAAACCAGACTTATGTGGTCCTCTGCCATTGCTGCTTCTCTTGCTGCAGTTCCATGGTCTAGTGACTTATTGTTTGCATCATTCACGCAAATGAAGTCACAGCTTGTCATTTGTAATGGCGTAGATAAGCCATTAGTAGTTGCTCCGAGTCTGTCCACGAATTACCTTGTCGATCTTGGTACGTTGTTGAACACGAATGTACCAATCGCAAAGTATTGTCATACACACAATCAGTATTTAATTCTCGCTGGGAATCCGTCAAAGCCAAGTAGGCTGTACATTGGTAGCAAAGGCACTGTTGGTACGTTCTTTGGTGATCCTCCACCGAATGATGGAGTGAATATTGATCTTGATGCGTACATTGACGGAGACGCTACGATTGTCGGTCTTGGATCGTATCGTGAGTTCCTTGTTGTATTCTTCCCAAAGAATATATTGATCGGACAGCTTGGCACGTATGATTCACTAGGAAACCATGTTCCTAGTTTCTCTGATCCTATTCCATTGATCGGTACAATATCACATCGGACAATACAAACTCTTGGGGATGATCTATTCTTCTGCGATGTAAGTGGTGCTCAATCACTTCGACGTGCAATCGTCACTGGAAAGATTGAGCCATTACGTATTTCGCAGCTTGTCGATTCTGATTTACAGACGGATTTGAACAGGCTACCATTGTTTGCAGATGACAAAACAACGCCGTTTGCTATATTTGACAAACGGAACTATCAGTATATGTTGTTCATTCCCAATGCTTCACAAGAAGATGAAGTATCTGAGACAATAGCATACGCATACACGTTCATTCCTGAGTTGAAGATTTCTGCATGGAACAAAGTGCGTCGCTGGAATTGGCGGACGGCTGTTCGTTCTCTTGGAGATACGATCTTCTTTTCATCAGCCGCAAAAGTTTACATCTATGGAACAGATGTATCTGGTGGCAAGGCATTGTATGATTTCATTGGAGAACAAGAAGCATTCTCTGATGGTACATTGTTCACGGATTATCAAGGGTGGACACCAGGGACTGTTGGCATTCCTATTCCATTTGTATGGGAACTTCCTTGGAGTGCTTTGAAACGTAGAATGCGTATCAAGACTTCTCGTGTGTTGAAAATTGATACTACTGGAAGTGGTGAGTTCTTAGCAGAAATGTTTGTCGATGAAGTATATCTGGATGATACTGATCCAGGAGAGCCATTCATCGATGATACATTGTTTACGGATGGACTTGGGTTTGCAAGGCTGAATCCTCTGCTTGCCCCTGCTCTATCTGCTACATTTGTTGGGGCTGATACAGGTGGATACGGCATCGCACCGTATGGTTCTGCTCCGTTTGGTGGGGGAAGAAACACGAAAGATGAACGCATGATGGATTGGGCTGCTGCGTTTACGTTAATGAAGTTTCGTCTTAGTGGCATCAGTAACTCGTCACTTACGTTCAACGGACTGTCACTTGCGTATCAAATGGGAACAATTGGAAGGTAAACATGGCTACTACTTCACAAGTAGATGCATCTATTCCTGCTGATGGCGTAGCAGCAGACAAAGCAGAGTTTCGTGCAAACTTTGCTACGATCAAGTCTGAGATCACGTCTTTGATTCGCAAGACGAGAATGCCGTATCAAGCTGCATTTGATCTTGCAACTTCACTCTTGAACAAGTAAAGGAGCAAATCGACATGGCTGACATTCTTGGCGCACTTGCAACGGCCGCAGTATTCACGATTGGAACAACGACTGTCTATACCTGTCCTACAGGAAAGACAGCACGTGTAAAGATCATGTACACTGGTGTTGCTGGTGTAAACTCGACACTCAAGGTTAACGTTGCTAGTATGGAAGTGCTTAATTCAGGGGCGCTTACTGCGGGCAATCGTGTCCGTACTGATAGTACACGCATGATGGGCACTGGTTTGCCGACTGCGGACACTGGTGGATCAGATACTACGACTGTTGCTCCTGGCCCGAAGGAATATTTCTTGAAAGCCGGTGATACAGTTACGTACACCATTGGAACTGCTGACTTTGCTTCAATGTTTATGCAAGTTAGTGGCGCAGAACTGGATGCTTCGTAAGCGATAGAGATAGGAGCCGTAACATGACCGGCACTGTTGACTACTCCACACATTATCAATTCCGTTTGCCGACGATTGACAAACGGTATTGGCAAGATAATATGAACGACAACTGGCGTATGCTAGACGCTCTGTTGTATGAGTTCATCGGAGCAAATAATCTTATTGGTGTGTGGAAAAACTCAACAGCGTACACAAGCGGCCAAGGATTAGTAGATGCAACAGAAGGAAGGCTGTACACGTGTGCAGTTGATCATGTAAGTGCAGCTTCTCCTACTACATTCGCAGAAGATCGTGCAGCACATCCATCGTACTGGACTTCTACAACTAATCCTGGGAATTTGTTTGTCGGGACGAGTACGACGAGCTTGACTGTTGGTACAGGTTCAAAAGTACTGACAACACAAGCGAATTGGGGATGGGCGATTGGTATGTACGTCAACGTGTATCGCACGTCTGACTTGAATACCTTTATGATTGGACAGGTCACTGCATATGATCGTAGTGCTGGTGTATTAACTGTAGATGTTACTAACACACTTGGCAGTGGTACGTTTGCTGACTGGACTATTGTAATTGGTGGCTCAGTGATTGCTGGACCAACGGGAGCTACTGGTCCTGCTGGTCCTGTATCATTTGTCGGCTTGTCAATGCCGACACAATTTGCGGTGACTAATTCTCCTGTTACTACGTCTGGCACATTGACTGTTGCATGGAATCAGCAAACAGCAAATTACATCTTTGCTGGTCCTCCGAGTGGTGGGAATGATTATCCTACATTTCGTCCTCTTGTTGCTGCGGATGTTCCTGTATTTGCTGCATCAGGCGCATCACACGCATCTGGCACTGTTCCTGATCCTGGCGCTGTTGCAGGAACTACGAAGTTTCTACGGGAAGATGCAACGTGGCAAGTGCCTCCAAATTTTGATATCAGTTCGTTAACGGAAGATACAGCACCGGATATCTCTGCGGACTTTGTGCCGACATATGATATTAGTGCAACAGCTAACAAGAAAATTTTGTTGCACCGTTTACGAAATGTAACACGTAGAACGTCTGCTACTCCGGGAAGTGATACTCTTGCATTGTCTGATAAAGGCAATTGGGTTGAATATACTGGCGGCACTAGTGGTACTCCTACCTTTACTGCTGCTGCTACACTTGGAGATAAATGGTCGTGCATTGTCAAGAATGCTGGAACAGGTGTAGTCACACTTGACCCAAATGCTGCGGAGACAATCGACGGACTTACTTCGTTTAAGATGTATCCGAATGAAGCAAGGTTGATTGTCTGTAATGGATTAAACTTCTTTTCTATTGTGCTATGTCCGTTCTATGTATCATTTACAGCGAATGATACGTTCGTTGTGCCGCCCGGATATGGCACGTTGTTCGCTGAGTGTTTTGGTTCCGGTGGTGGGGGTGGTGGTGGACGTGGTGGTGCTGCTGCTTCAATTCGTAATGGTGGGTCTGGTGGGGGTGCAGGAGAGCGCAAACGTGGTGGTCCTTGGGTTGCTCCTGCTGCTGGAACAAACATTAGTATTACAGTAGGTGCCATAGGAACAAGTGGTGCTGGTGGTTCAAGTGGGAATGGCTCAAATGGTGGTGATGGAAACGCATCGAGTTTTGGCAGCTATATAAGTGCTGCTGGTGGAAAGAAGGGAGTTCTTGGCGATAATGGTACGGCATCAATTAATGGTGGCAATGGAGGCGGAACAGCCACACAGCCTGTCGCGCTAACAACGCCTGATGCTTCGTCGGCACTTGGTCCGTACATTGCTGTTGGGGGTAGTGGCACAACTGGTGGCAATGGAGAGCTTGGCGGCGGTGGCGGTGGATCATCTGGTGCGAGTGGTAATAATATCTTCGATGGTGGAAGTTCGCAATGGAGTGCCGGTGGTGGTGGGAGTGGGGGTGGTGTAACGAGTGGCAACGCCGCCAAGAATGGTGGTGTTGGCGGTGCATCTGGATCATATGCAGCGGGTGGGGGTGGCGCTGCTGGTAGTGGTGGTGCAAGTACTAATCCAGGTACAACAGGTGCAGCGGGAACTAATGGATTAGCTGGCGCTGGTGGCGGTGGCGGTGGCGGTAATACTGCGGGAACAGGTGGTGCTGGCGGTAATGGTGGTGCTCCTGGTGGTGGTGGCGGGGGTGGTGGTGCTGGTACAACTACTGGCGGTGCTGGTGGTACAGGTGGCCTTGGACAAGTTAATGTGTGGGGAGCATAACGATGCGTGTACCATTGCTAGATGTTAACAATGTTGTTGTCACTGTCACAGAGATGCGTCCAGGGAGTGATTGGCAGCCGTCGAGTGGATTGTATATTGGCGCTGTGAGTGATACAGCACAGCCTGGAGACTTTTGGGATGGTGCTGCTTACATAACGCCACCTCCAATACAACCACAACCACGCAAGGGATTCAAAGCGCGTGATCTTGTTAGTCTTTTCTCTGTTGGTGACTATGCACTAATACAGGATGTTGCTACCAAATCACCGTCAACAGGTTTGTGGCTTGAATTGTTGCGCTCTCGTGGAGAGAAGATGATTCCGTTTGCTTCTCCTACGTTTCAAAGCGCATGGACTGTTTTGGAAGGTGTACTTGGAAAGCAGAGAGCAGATGAGTTACTGATCCTTCTACAAAATGAGTAACGCGCGTGTTATCTACTGTTGCGCTTCTAACGTTCATACAGCTGCAACACCCGTTAGTGTGTATGAAGCGGCCAGAAATGGTCTATCGTTTGTTGTCGCAGCATCAGGAGTCTTTAGAAACGTGGGGTATTGTGCAAGATGGTACTCTAGTAGAAATGTGGGTTAATATTAGTACAGGTTCATGGACACTATTAGCCACATACAACGGAGAGTCTTGTATTATACGAAGTGGAATTGCGTCAGGAATTGGCACAACACGGCGGGGAACTTTATGAAAAGACGACAGAACCCAGTGGTTACGACAGGACTTGTTCAATGGCTTGCAATTGCATTAACTCTTGCTGTTGCATTAACAAGCGTAATCACTCAGTGGGGTGCACTACAAAAAGACATACAGACGTTACATGATACAGACGTTCGCCATGAAGCAGCAATGCGAGAGATTGAAGGCAAAAACAGAACAATATCAGACACTCTCAATGATCTTCGTGTGCAAATGTCTGCTGTGGCTGCTGACGTGAAAACGATCATACGCGATCGACAGTCCTTACAGGACAACAGGAGATAAACATGCCCATTAATCGTAGTGCACTGATCCAGAAGATTGCTCGTGATGGTATCGACGGTGATACTATGATTGGGCATTTGACGCCTGGAGAGATTGTTGTTCCTCGTAGCAAGCAGAATCCGCGCTTGATGGAAGCGTTAATGGAGGCGCTTGGACCAGAGTTTGCTAAGTATCAGATTGGTGGGAATAACGACGCGGTTAATCCCATTACTGGCGTTCCAATGTACGCTGATGATACTAGCAATGATGGAACTGGGGATAGTAGCAGTGCTAGCAGCGATCCTGGCAGTGATTCTAGTACTGCAGATAGCTCTGTTGCTGATGCTAGTGGCGGTGAAGTGTATGGGCCATCTGAGAATATCGGCAGCAATGAGGTATATGGACCAGAAGAAGTGTATGGACCGGAAGAATCATACGGTCCTGTCGCAAATCCTGATAGCAACGAAGTGTACGGACCTGATGAAGTATTTGGTCCCGAAGAAGCATATGGTCCGTTTCTAGATGATATTCCTCCACCTGCAACAGAAGATACACCGCCAGAAGATGATACGATCTCAGAAGATGAATTTCTACCGATAGAGTCTGGTGGGAATGGCAAGCCCGTTGTTGCTCCTGATGTAGATAAAGGAAATGTTGCTGCTGCGTTTGGTGCTGTACCAGATGGTGTACGCATTGATCCTGATGGCCATGTTTGGGTAGTAGACAATGCAGGCAATTGGAAAGACACTGGAAAAACATTAACGGCAGACGATGCAAAGAATCCTTATCTACTTGACGGCTTTGCGATTGCAGGTAGGAATGGTGAGTTCGGTGGTATTGGGCGTGTTGAACAAGTACCACACGTACCATTAATTCCCGAAGCAGATCAGTTTGCATTCGGTCCTGCATTTCAAGCAATTGTAGGGAACATCTTAGCGAGTTCGTTCCCTGGGAATTTCATTACTGCTAATGGACCGCTGCAAGCGTTTTCTTCATTCCTTGGTATGACGCCGTTTAACTTCCCTGGCGCTGGTCAAGTTGCAAAAGCAATCGACAACATCATTCTTGGACGCGATCTCACTGATGGTCTTGTTCCAAAGATGGTGGAAAACCTGTTCAATAGCAGTGGAGATTCCAAGTCTGTGTTGTTTGGGTTAACTGATCCATTTGCAGAGCGTGGACTTGGATACACCGGACCCGCTCCGACAAATGGATTTACGTTCCCTGGGGATCAACCTACATACGGACAAGTGAGCTATCCAAACACACCACAAGAAGCTGCTAGAGCAGAAGCGCGGGATAATACATCTGCTAGTCGTACACCGTTGGATGATGCCATTAGTTCTACAATCGGCAATCCAGACGGAACTATATACGCTGATGTTCCTGGTGGTTTTCCTGGTGGTTTTCCTGGCAACGGAAATACGTACAATGCGGATGGAGGATGGAATGGAGATACTGGGTATAATGCTGGCAGTGGCAATAGTAGTGTTGTTGGTGGGACTAGTGGCACAGGCAATACTAATACTGGCACTCCTGCTGCGGGTGGTGGAACACATACACCGCCGTTGCCTCCTCCTGTTACAGATGTTCAAGGAGTACGTAATTCGTACTTGAACACAATCAGTGATATTCTTGGGCCAGAAGGCAGTACGTTCAACTTCAATGACGTATTGAATGACGTTATTGGTGGTGAACAAAATGCTGCGTTCCAGTATCTAAATCGAGCACAACAGCGTGGGATGCTTGATGGCCCTGCGTATCAGGCTGCTGTATCTGAGTTGAACAATCAACAGCACAATAGTCTTGGCAAGTTGAATCAAATGGGAAGTGATCTTGCTAATCAGCTATTCGGCGCTGTCAACACGTCAAGAAATGCCTTGACAAGTGATGTTCTGGCAGGTAAGTATGACACAAAGCCCATTGATTTCAACAATGCATTCAAACCTGTAGCTGATCTGTATCGTTCAGACGCGAATAGGTTTCGTGACTTGTATCGTACAGCAATCAAAGACAATGGTCCTGTGTTCTCCCCATCAAGTGCATTGTATTCTGCACTAGATACTCCTGGTGGGAATAGATTTGGCACGTCTCCATTGTTTGATTCACTTGCGAGACAATCTCAATCACGCTACGTGACTGATCCAAAGAGCTATCAGCGCCGTGGCATTGGTAGTAAGGGAGTGTTCTAATGAGTACAGGCGGCGTTATTGGCGGTATCTTTGACGTATTGGATGATATCTTTGGTATCAGTCCAAGTGGCAGTGGTAACTCGGCAGACATTAGTGGACAGTTGAAAAAGACTGGCGAAGTTACGAAAGCAAATGAAACGTTCCTGAAAGATAATCCGTATCTAACGAAGTTCGAGTCGATAATGAACTCGATCCTTCCAGAGACGGATTCTGTGTATAATACTGCTGTTAGCAGGTTTAATGGACCAGATAAGATTGATCCAAACGCGTTGCTTGCTGATTTCATGCAGACAGCACGTTCTAGTATGTCAGATGCTTATGATCCGATTACTAATGCTGTTACTATGCAAGCATTGCGTACTGGTACAGATGCAGGGAGCACGCTTGCAGCATTGGCACAGAGACGAGCAAAGGACACTGCACAGGCGGAACGTGATGCTCGTATTAACGCATTGACTACTGGGAATAAGATCAATCTTGATTGGCGAAATTCTGCTAATCAAGACTTGCAGACTGCTGGTGGTTTGCGTAGTGCTCTGCAACGTGCCCGTCTTGGTGGTGATACTGCTTCGCTTGGCTTCGAGAATAATCTCAAGAATACTAGCCTTGCTGGCCAGTATCAAGGGATTAACTCTGCGTACGGTGGAGCTAATCAAATCAAAGCTGCATCTGCACAGGCAAGTGGTCAGTCAGGCTCAGGCTTTGGTGATGTTCTCGGTGGTCTTATTGATGGCATCATTGGCTTCTTCTAAGGGGTTAATGCAATGGCTACAGCAATGAAAGAACCGCAGCAAGCATTGTTTGATGCGGACAGTGCAGAGACACAGTTTGCACGTGGACAGGCGTATGCTCCTCGTGGGCGGTATCTATTTTCCACGCTGGCATCTGAACGAGCAGATCGACGGCGGCAACAGTATCTTGATGCACTGAATGCGTATAATGATCGCGCAAGTGCATATGATACTGCTGCAATGCAGAACGAGGCAAACAAGGAATTGATGAAGAAAGTGTTTGAGTTTTCTCAAGCACATCCTGATGCGGCAGAAGCACTATCTACATACGTTCCAGAATTGAAAGGAGTGTTCGATGCGGCTGCGGCTAGACACAAAGATGATCTTGCTGCTGGAACATTACAGAAGTTTGGTGCAGGGGTTCATTCAGCATTGGAGGGTGGGTATGCTCCGTCTGCGGGTGCAGGTTCTATTAATGATATTGCTCGTAGTGTATTTGGGCGCACGACTCCGCTCAGTATTCAGAGACAGCGGGATGAAGGGGCACCAAAGTATAAGGTCACAGGGACTAACGTTGACAACGCTGGTATAGAAGTCACGTCAACTGATCCGAATCGTTTGCGCGAAGCTGCGGCGAATATGCATAGGATATTTGGCGCAAAGTTGATCCCTGATCAAATTGATACAAGTGGTGTAAATGTTTCACCTGCAAATCGCAGGGATACAGCGGAGGATACTGGCCCGGCAGTGCAACAGAGTTCACAGAGGCAGCAGCAGACGCAGACGCAGACGCAGACACAAGCACGTGCTCCAGCTAGTACCCCTCCACAATTCATCGGTGCAGCGAATGACAGCGACAAGGCTGCTATGAATTGGATGGCAGGACAGCATCCTGGTGCTAGGACAATTGCACCCGTTGAAGGCAGCCGATGGATCAAGCAGAGTGATGGTTCATTGACACGGCAGTATATTGTCACGCAGTCAGAGAAACGTGGAGATACTACTGTGTACAATGCAACTATCTTCCCAAAGACAAATCGCATGTTCTTCAATCAACTCGGCGCAAATAAATAGAGATGCCCAATGGAACGGATTAACATCGGGCCAAAGTTGTATGATTCCGTAGAAGAAGCGGAAGCAGAAAAGAAGAAATACACTCCTTCGCTGTCGAATTTCCGTATGTCTGGAAATGAGTACGGGGATATCTACGCGGATGATGCAACTGACGGCAAGACTTACGTAGTCGGTGTGCTTCGTGAACCGAAGGATGTTGAAAATGCCATAGAGCATGTTCCCGATGCAGGGATCATGCATGACGGTTCTATTGCTGTTGATACTAACGTAGTTAAAGCAGCAAAGGAAGATAGTGAATCAATTGATCTTGGAAAGAACTGGACGCCACCAGATTTGACAGGAGAACAGCCAGAGCCAAGTGGGCAGTTGATCAAAGCGCCGACAATAAAAGACTTGGTTGATCCATTCAAAGTGTTTGGTGGTGGCATTATTCACGCAACACAGTTTCCTGCGTGGCTGTACGCGCGTACTGGATTGCCTGGAAGTGAATACATGCAGACACAACTTGACAAAACGAATGCTCAGATTGCTGATTTTGTTGGAAAGAAGCAAGAAGATTACAGCATCGTTGACAACCTGAATGACTTTGCAGGTGGTGCTGTTATCCCATTGCCAGGAAGTGCAGTTAGTCGTGCAGCAAGCAAAGCAGGAAAGGTACTTGGGAACATTGTTGACTTCTTGACGCCTGGAACACACGTTAATGGAACATCAGTATTTCCTCTTGCAGCGAATATTGCTATTCCAACTGCAATGGTAGAAGCAACAAATGCTATTGCAGATGCAATACACGAAAAGCAAACACCGTCTACCGCACAGATAGCTCAGTCTCCTTCTCCTGAGCGGTCAGTGCCGTCACTCCCCGTTGTTGCTTTGGACGCTGGCAGCAACGGGGGTGACGTTAATTCACACATCGATGATTATCTGTTACAGTCTGTTGCTGGAGCAGGTCTTGTAGGAATTGCTCTTGCATCACGAGGACGTGGACAGAGAATGATGAATGTTCTTGGATTAGCTCCAGAAACGAAGCCACGTATTACCAGCACAACAGATGCCGTACTCTCTGCTGCTGTTGACCGTGATGAGCCCATTCGACGTGCATTGAAGAATGTTAACACACCGGCAGCTAAGGAAACACTTGCTGCATTGGACAGTACAGCCACGGCTGGATCACAGATTGCTAGAACACAGAATACAATGCTAACTGGTGTGTTCCCGAATAGCACTGTTGTATCTGGCACGGCTCCTGCAACTTGGCTTAGAGCGTTTTCTAAGCTAAGTGAGCAGCAGATGCGTTTGTTGAACGATGGATTACATGCTGCGGATGATTTGAACCGCTGGGCGAATGGACTACCTACGAAGTTCCTTGATCCGGCTGGTAATCCAATGCCGATCTCACACCCGCAGATGCTTGTTGCCCGTGCAAAGGCTGATCCTGTTGTTGCTGGTATGATGGAACGGTATCATCAGATCATGCGATCTGTTCTATCGTACGTCTATGATCGTGGATTGATCACTCGACAGGAATTTGCACGCCTTTCTGTTGCTCAGTCAGAGTATGTACCGAACATTGCGGCACAAAAGAAAGAGACAGGCTTTGCTGGACTTGGTTTGTCCATTGAACGTGCATTGAACCAAGACATGCCAGATGGATTGTTTGCAATTCAGCAATTGATGCAGCGTACAAACGTTGCATTGCCAATGGAGCAACTAGTCGATGCTCCTACTGCAATGATGGTGTCTGTTGCTCAGGCAATTCGTCTATCTGAAACAAATGCACTGCGTAGATCAGTTGTAGATACGTTGTCTGCTCAGTATCCAGATGTATTCAAGCGTGGTGTAGCCGCAACTGATAATGCATTGATGATATCTCGTAATGGACAGCATGAATATTGGGAAGTCACTGATCCTGTGCTTAGAGTTGCCTTGGAATTTGCTCCGTTGAAAGCGTATCGTGTGTTAGATACAGTGCGGCGATCGTTTTCTACACTAACCGCAGGGTTTGGATACGATGCTGTAGCAACTGCGTTGACGGGCTTGCCGTTACAGACACTTGCGAGCTTGAAATATGATCTGACACTTGGATTGCTAACAAAAGCAGAAGGAACACGGTTCAATCTTGCTGATGCTGCATTGTCTATCCCAAGTGGAGTTGCTCGTGCTGCGTACGCGGAGGTAACTTCGCAGCTTTCACAGTCTCTTGCATCTTCTGTGATGGCAAATCAGCGTACTGCTCGTGCATTGGATGCTGTATTTGGTCCGAATGCTGCACAGAGCATCGCTGATTACATGGCGAAGGCATATGCGAATAGTACAGTCGCGAAGTTTACTCAACATGGTGGGTCTGTAGGCGGATCGTTCACTCCTGTATTCAACTATCAGAACATCTATAGCATTCTCGGACGATATGGCAGACAGTTTAACGAGTTGTCTGATCCAAGTGTGCTTGGTGGCTTTTCGTTGTGGACTAAGATGGTCTATGATGAAGCTCGATGGCTACATGAAGCACTGCAAGGATCAGTACGCTTGCATGTAGCTTCACAGAATGTCGGCTCTGGTATGAACACCGCACAGATGGACCGTGCTATTGCTGATGCAAACGCTCTCGTGTTTGATCCACATAGAAAAGGTACAGCACCTGGAATACGAAGTGCTGTTCCCTTCTGGAATGTAAGTGTGCAGTCATTGAAGTCCACGTATGACGCTATTCAACGCGATCCTACGCGGGCTGCTGCTGTTGTTGGTGGTCTGTTAAGCAGTGGCATTGGTATTACAATGATCACACTGTTAACACATCCTGAGTTTCGAGAAGAATACACGCAATGGTGGACACCAGATCAACGTGCGCGTGGTGTATTGCTTCCTGGTAAGAATGGTCCTGTTGTATTCGACATTGATCCGAATTTGCAACCAGCGTGGAGTGCTGTTATTGAAAGTGTACTTGCTGTGTCTGGTGCAAAGAGCGGAGAGTTGTGGGATAGCAATGATCCTCTCAGCCGTGGTTGGCGTGATGCGTTGAACCTGATGGGTCCGGTTGAGTGGCGTGAGATATGGACCGGGGCGGGACATGCCGCTTTGAGTGCTGTGGGTCGAGGGGTGCCGGTCGGTCCTATACAGGGGGCTGGGCTTGCTGCAATGGGCTACAGGTACGATCTGAGCCAGGGTGGGCTGGTTCCCCTAGGGGTTGATCCAACGACGCCTGGGAGCCCAATGGCAAGGGAAAACGACCCGATTCCGGCATCGGCTGTAGCTGCATTAGATGCGCTAGTCGGTACAGGTTCGCAGTTGTTTGTAGATACGCTACGTGGATGGAGTGCAGCGTCACGTGAAGGCTTGCCATTGTCTGAGCAAATGCAGAAGGGAGTGGAACGCGCGGCTGTTCCAATGCAGCAACGTGAATTGCGTATGACTGGATTGTGGGGATTGCCTACACGTATCACAACGAGCAATGCTACCGCTGCATTGATACGAGAGAAGATGAATGCGATAGAAGAAATGCGGAAGATTGTGCCTATAGAGAAAACAGGTGGAGAGTTCTCGTCTGTTCGATCAGGAGCAGCTACTCCGTTTGGGGCTGCTGATAGAACAGAAGGAGTGTCACCTGAGTTGTTGTATATAGCACAGTACATGCTACAACCAACAAGACAAAAGGTGATACAAGGTTTTCAACAGAGGATTAATGGGCTACAAGCACAGTTGCGGGATATTGAAGGTAGCACTGTGCATGTGAATGATAGAGAGCGTCTACGGGATAACATTGTACTAGGTGAGAATGGTATACTTAACGAGCAGAGACGCATGTTGCAGTTGTTACAATCGCTTGAACTAGGCGCAGGACATTCGATTGGACAACCGGATTTGAAATTGGAACAGGTACTTACAAAGTACAAGAAGTAGAAAGGAAGGTGGAAAGTGATCGCAGCGTTGTTACCGTTGATCTTGCCGTTGATCGGGACTGTACTAGAGAAGTTCATTCCTGATCCGCAAGCAAGAGCGAAAGCGCAACAGGACTTGTTGAATACGCTGTTGCAGGTTGATACAAGTCAGATTGAAGTGAACAAAGCGGAAGCAGCTACAGGGAGTGTGTTCATTGGTGGCTGGCGTCCGTTTATCGGTTGGTGTTGTGGTGCTGCATTGGCATTTCAGTATTTGGTTGTGCCAGTCGGGTTGTGGATCGGCTTTCTTGTTGGACACCCGATTCCAAAGCCACCGACATTGGACGATCATCTATGGGAGTTGATGGTGGGAATGCTCGGCATGGGCGGTTTGCGTTCATGGGAGAAGTTGAAGGGTGTTGCAACGCAGTCAATCAAATAGGAGAAACAGTCATGGGTGAGTTCTTGGGAATGTCTGTTGCTGTAATCGTTGCTGCTGCTACCGGGTTTGTCGCTGGATCAATCTTTGGTAGAGCATTCTTCCGTATGATCTGGAAGAAGATCAGCGATTTTGTTGAACAGAATTAGTGCTTTGTTGCATTAGTTTGATCATCTTCTCGGCTCGGTTTGGTGTCTGACGATGCCAAGCCGAGTCGCGCATTTCTGCTACAACTGTCTGTAGATCACCTTTTTCTAATGCAGCAAGCATCTTCTTGAATGCAAGTAGACCAGATGTACCAAGTTGGTATCCCATGTTTACAAGCACACTTCGTTGCTGTGTAGATAGATTGAACCAAAATGGTAAATTCACAGCAAGATGATTATAAACTGCTGCTGCTTTGCGCCGCATGATTTCAAGTGACAGATCATAAGGGATACCTTCACAGCCAGGAACACGAGAATCAACCAAGATACCGTGTCCTACTGTGAAAAATCCTCTGCTGTCTAGTATCACACAAGATGTGTACCCTTCATCAATCTCTAATGATTTGACAGTCATTTCCAGTACGATTGGATCAACTTGCATTGGCATTGTCTAATCCTCCTACAGTTTCAGGATCGATTCGAGAACGAAGTAGCTCGTTTAGATTGTCCGCATTCAATAGCTTTGTACCACGCCAGAGTGTTTTCGTTGGACCACCGCCAATAGTCGGTACATCGAATCGTTGCACCATGTTCAACTCATGCATGATGCGAAGAATGTCAAGCATATCGTTGACGTTCTTTGTACGTACTTTTGTGTACAATGCAGACTGTCCTACCCCCGCCGCACCAGCTTCAATGAGTGCTGATTTGATTCTTTCAGCATTTCGATAACTGTCCGGGAGGATTCCTGCTCCGAAAGATAAAAGCTCCGCTGCTTTTTCTTTCGTATCATCCACGATTGCGATAGCCGTACGGATGTGCTGACTAGAAATAGTCCAGGTGTTACCATTAATGGCCAATAACCCTGCGATGCGTAAAACGTGGCTGTCCTCGCGTGCAGCAAACGAAGCACGAAAGATATCTCGTCCTTGTTTTCTTGTGGCATACCACTTGGAAAAGATAGCAAGTGCTCCTTCGTCGATATGCACGCAACTTCTCTCTTGTGTGCTGTCGAGTATTTCACCAAGTTTGTCCTTAGCAATTCTCTCTCGTTCATTGTCGTTCCTTTCTTCTGGCCATGCAATTTGTCGCTTTGGTTTCTCTGATACGATTAGTAGACAACGTGAAGTAAAGCCCCCTTCGATCACGTCTGGGTTGACTGCACGGATGAGCCAGCTAGGCGTCGATGCGGACAAGAAGGTAACGTACACTTTGCGGTATTCCACCGTAGTTGTAAGGTTTCCTCCGCCGCGTCTTGTTTCAGGACAGTCGTAGAGGTCTGTAAGCAAAACTGGCATGTCACGGACACTCGAACCGCGTCCCAACACACTTGCGAGTTCTGATATTGCGAGTGCAGCTTGAGCGTGATTGACTTTTGTTGTTTGGACATTGAGCCAATCCATTAGTTTGCCGGTGGTGAGTTTCGTTTCAACAAGTGCAATGCTGTCCTCTATTGATCTATCGGAAAGGAGAGAACGTAGTAGATGTACAGCATGGCGTACGCTCGTAGACTTCCGAGTAATACCACTCTCCGCAACAAGTATGGCGTAAAGGTTAAGGTACACAGGTGCACGAGGTCGATTAATTGTGATGCGGCGACCAACAATAGTAGAGATAAGCCAAAGTCCAGAGAAGAAATCGTAGGCATATGGTGTCTCCTGTGTTGATGATAGCTCCATGTAGGAATGAATGAATGTTCCAGGGGGAGCGATTGTTGTATAGTTGATCATCATTTAACCTCAGAAAACAGAAACGATTTCCAAATCTGTTCAGATGCAGAAAGAGCTTGTACATACACCTGACGCACGTGATTCATAAACAGCATACTACTAGATGTAAGTTCACCGTTTGCTCTGCGATTAACTATATTCACTATAAGCTCTTGATTAAATCGCCTCAGTATGTTTTCAGCTTCTTCTTTGGTTTTCACAATGAGTTGTGTTTCTTCTTGATCTTCACTAAGTCCAGCAAAGTGTACGCGAATGTAGTAATAAATCACTTTATTTTCTTGATCGTTGACCATCGATGTATTCCTTTCTCGTCAGGTTGAGATAACCCAAACTCCGCAGGAATGATTAGATCACCACTTGGGAATTTGAGTGGAGCCTCTGCGTACTTGCGTTGTATCTCTATCACTTTGGAACGCAACTCAAGTGGACAGAGAGTGATTAGTGCATCATGGATATTCAATGACACACACGGTTCTCCATGTTTATCGCGTGGCCATTCGGCATCTTCCATGCATTTATAGATCACACTAGCAACATGATCTCCTGCCGTTGACTGCGGTTCAAATGCGATACAAGATTCTAGAATTGCATCGTCTATACGGCCACGGGCTAATAGCTTTCGTCCAAATATCGAGTGGAGAGGAACATGATCCCGTACGTTTTGCTCAACTCTGTGCCACCATCCATTTCTAGATTTAAGAATAGGTGTCGTTTTGTGATAACGTACGTATGCATCGGTTGCTTGCAACATTGATAGACCAGTTTGAACCGCCAGAATGTCCGGACCCATTCTGTAATTAAGACCATGCCTGCATCTTTTCGCAATGTATCGTAGAGTTGGAGTTCCATCGTCGTTCCAATCCTTCTCTGGAGTTTGATCATAGGGTATCTTGAACATTTCCGCGCACAAAGCACGGTGACAGTCGTACCCGCCTTTCAATCTTGCATACTCAAACTGCTCTTGCCACGCAGGGATGGGAACAATCCACGCAACGAGTCTTGCTTCGATCTGTGACATATCAAAGTACACAAACCCCCAGCCTTCATCAGCAATAAACATCTTCTGCATTGCTTGTGGCTGGTTCTGTAAGTTACCACCGTTACCCCACATAACCGCTTTCGATCCAAGACGGCCAGGAGCGCGTACAGTGGAATACTGGGAGTACTCGCACCGGAAGCGATTATCCTCATCAAGCTCCATTTCGACATATGTACCAAAGAACTTCTTTGCCTTCTTGAATTTATCCATGCTCGTGAGCACGAGACGCGCTGCATCATTTGTCTCATGGTGTTTCATCATCCTTTCACGATTATCGTCACCAGTAGACTGTCCTCGTCCAGATAGATGCAGACGATTAAACAATAGATCACGTACTTGTATGTGCGAAAGTGGATTAGGACGATATTCTGGATCACCTGTTGCTGTCTGTACTGCTATATAAAAATCCTCACGTAGTTTTTCTAACTCTGCTGCAAGGTCAACCTTAAGATGCTCCTTCATGTCAACATCACAGAGTACTCCATTAACAGTCATTCTCGCCAAGTGTGGGTTAAGACGCATGATGTGACGAAAATAAAGGTGCTCCATGTTCTCTCGTTGTATTTCCCTAAGTAACGGGCGGTGGCAGTGCAGCGTAAGGCAGACGTCTTTAACATTGTATCGCCAAAAATCATCAATATCTCCACCGGATTTCTCTCGCCATTCGTCTTTCTCATTCTTATAGTACGGATGCCATGTGTACTGCGAGACGATAAACCCGAGATTATGGGGAAGCTGTGGGTAGAGCGTGTGATGAGCGAGCAACGTATCAAACCAGACGCGACGGACACGAATGCGATCTTTGTACCATAGCCAATACGAGTCGAAGTTGCCGTTTTGCGCCACAAGTTTAACGTTTGGATTTTGTAGTACCCTTCCGATGGCAAGACGTACCTGCGTTTCTTCGGATAGTGAGAACCTATGATCGCTCCGTGTGCGAAAGTTGATGCACATCGCTTGATGATCATCGTTTCCAAGCCCAATGCAGGCAGTTTCCCCAGCAATCGTTTCGATATCGAACGCAACCGGCTTTTGTTTTGCATTGTCGATGAGCATAGTGCACCAGTCGATCGCTTCACGAGGCGACGGATTGATGATCGCATCAGTTTTGTACTCAACATATTTCCCTCGCATCAGCCCATCGAACTTGGCAAGATCGAGCATGAAGATCGTTTCGAGCTTAGGCTCTCGGATAACAAACGCTGGATTGTACGTATACGTGTACCATCTGTTGTCATCCAAACGCTCGCACGATCCACGGTAATCATCGATGCTATTCTCACCGCTATGTCGAACAGCGTTAAGTGCTGGGCCGCCGAGAATGAGCACGTACTGACAGTTCTTGAGTTGGCCAAGCTCCCAACGTAGTAGTTCGCACCAGTAGTTATACTCTGCACTGGCAATAGGAGCCTTTGGTGCAAATCTGTTCTGTACAAGCTGTCTCTTAATAACGTTCGTAACCCAACACTGAGTTCGATCGATATCGAAACGTTTGAGTTTGTCCCACAGAAGTTTACCGCTTCCGCCAACAAGCGGTGATTTGAGCTTGACTTCAGTTTCGCCAGGAGCTTCTGCAATGATAGCGATGCGCGCATCAATCTTCCCCTGTGGTGGGCAGTCCACTTGAAGATGCGCCGAGTGCGCTCGCTTGACCAGATCGCGGATTAGCTCTTGAGAGGTATTGTACCCACTCGTCGATGATGCTATCGGCACGAGCATGGAGTTGATCGAGGGTGGAGTTGTTTCGGAGGACATACGTAGGTACACCTTCTGCATTGAGTTGAAACGGAAAGCGAGAGTCCTCTAATCCATCAGCAGGTATGGTGTACGCCACACCTTCTGTATTCAACGTATGCATGTTGCCTCTTTCAATGTGGATATGCATACAGTTATACGCGCCGACTTCGTGGATAACACGTGCTGCTTCTTCTCTGCGGCCCGGATCGGTGATGATTAGACACTTACTTGGTGCAGAGGACATTCTATGCAGTATGCTGTCTCCGAGAAATGCAGGACCAAAGATAGACGCACCGAACTCGTATGCTTTGATGTATGCACGACGAGGGGTGAGCCCATTGAATGAGTCTAGTGGTGAGTCTTTCAGAGTCTCGAATGTATCAGGAGAGATATTGAACATGCCAATGAGAGAATGCACAGCACGTTTGAGTGCTTCGCTGGTTGTGATAACCATACCGGAAGTGCATCCCGTTTTACCAACGGCAGAGTAAAGAAGATGCTTCGATACAGTAGACTTTCCTGATCGTGGGGCACCAGTGATAAATACAACACGAGTCATGGCTTTCTCCTTCCAGGTTGTGTTACTAAATCGACGATGAAATTGATCAACCAATCAAGCATGGCTACACTACCCTCTCTCTGGTTACTGCGTTGCTAAGGGAACGGCTGTCAGTTACGAGTGCCACTCCGAAACGAGCACGAGTGATGCCAGTGTACAGATTTGACCGTACTTGCATACGATACATTGATCTGTTCATCAGATAGATCACGTGTTCGTACTCGCTTCCCTGTGATTTGTGTGTCGTTAGTACATACGCGAGGTAGATTTCTTTTCGTGGATCATACACCACACGCTTCCAGCCGCCGTCAGTGTTTGGAATAGTGTACTCGATGCGCGGAGGGATTACAACAGTGCGATCCCCGAGATTGATTGCAACTTCCCCGTACTCCGTGATCTCTGTGACAATACCAGTCTCGCCATTGAACACGTTGATCTGATAATCGTTCTTCCCATAGATCACCTTTGATCCAACACGGATGGAGATTGGATACTTCTCATCCCAACTGTGTCGGGGAAGCGCGATCCATTGTGTCTCTGTTGTCTCGAATACATTTCGGATATGTCCATTCAATGCATGAGAGCCAACGCGAGAGATATTCATCGGCACAATGATCTGGTTGTTCGTCTTTGAAAAGTCCACGCCTTGTTTGAGATACGCTTGGACAATCGCAGTGAGAACGGGAATTGGATCATCGGTGATCCGTAGATCAAAGTCAGGTGTCCTACGCGGAAGGAAACCCTTGAGGATGCGGCTGGCGTTTTCAACAATCGTACTCCCCTTTGACTGCCGATGGATGGTATTCAGTCGAACACTAGGGAAACGCTCTAGTATCTCCGTGAATGGAGAAGGCATGTCTCTGTACACAGGAGAGGACTCAATCGGCGGTAGCTGTGCTAAGTCACCGAACGCAACGACACGGCCAGCAGGAGGAAGTGCATCGATAATGCAACGATGCAAGTCTCGGTTGACCATTGCGTATTCATCGCCTAGTACAACATCGTACTCTAGTGGATTTTCCTTACATCGCTTTGGTTCAGAAGTTCCATATACCTTTCCAGTCTTAGGATCACGCTCTCCTGGATAAGAGAACTCAAGCAAGCGGTGCATTGTAGTGGCCTTGATGCCTGTTGCTTCTGATATTCTCTTAGCTGCCTTTCCAGTTGGGGCTGCCAAAGCGACACGATATCCTGCCGCAATAAGCTGCGAATACACATGTCGCAGGATGGTAGTTTTTCCAGAACCAGCAGGACCAGTAATACCGACGATTCGTTTAGTAACATCGAGCGCAGTGTTAACTGCGATTGTCTGTTGTGGGTCAAGCTCGATGTTCGCTGGCGTGTATACAGATTCCTCACTAGTTCCATTGTTATCTTCCTCTAGTTCATTCTCCATTGGCGGACACTCCATTTAGCTGATTGACTTTTGCTTGGATTTCTCTAGCTGCAAGGATTGTTAGCCAACGTACAAAGATCGCTGGTGTCGTTTTGAGAACGTCCTTTGCAACCGTATGTATTAGTTCCTTCTCCTTCGGATGGATACGGATATGCAGAAATTCTGACTTAGCATCGCCAAGTTCCGATGCACGATCTGCACTGACTACATCATGCGGAATTGGAATGCTGATTGACCTTGGAAGTTTCATTCTGTTCTCCTTGTCCAAAAAATAACGGTGGGGTTGCAGTCCCCCACCGTTACTCAATCAGCCGTTACGCTGACGCAGACGCCTTACGGGCAGGACCACGCGGAAGATCGTACTTCTTGAACGTGATCTTAACCGGAGGCTCCTGCTTCATGCCTGCATCCATCGCAGTCATGACTTGCTCCGCAGTACGGCAGACGCCACGAGGGGTGCTATCCCCTTCAACGTACAGCACGAACACACGCGGATTCGCAACCGGACGCTTCGGCTTGTCAGAGGCAGTCTTTGCTTGAGCCATTGTCTTTTCCTTTCACTACTCACAATTACACTGTACGGAATTGCACAGTGTTCTTACACGTGATTGTCTCAGCCACCAACCGGAGTGATCTCGCGGATTTCCGGCTGCAACAATCCCGCTTGGTCCTTGGTGTGATCGATCTTGATGATCGCTTCACGACCAATCCAATCGTTGAGATCGACCGATGCACCACTAGGCGCACCGATCTTCTGTACAAACTGCTTCATCAACCAACGAGCACGCGGAGTCTTTTCCAGACTGACCATGCGATAGTGAATGGCAATGCCATCGGGATCACCATCGGTGAAGTCAGCCGGATACTTGGACGCATCGATGAAGAACGTAACATCCGCGTACAGGTTCCCACTGGTCCGGCTCAGTGCAGACTTTGCATCGCGAATCTCCGCACGGTACTTACCTTTCGGCAGCGGTACAGGCGGCTTCGCATTCGCAATGTCCTCACCGTAGTCGATCACAGAAGGCAGTTCTTGGTTCTCAGTATCAGCCATGTTAATTTTCCTCTTTCTCAAAGTGTAGGCAGTTAGGTGCGTCGCCTACTACACGCAGACGCAACGTGAATAGATACACGTTGTGTATTCGGTGTTCAGTGCTATGCAGGAATGGGTATCTTGCGGAAGTTGTTAGCTTTCCATTGCTCGTAGAACTTAGCAATGGTCATGCCTTCGTTCTTCTGTGCATCGTATTTCCAAGTGAACTCTAGTCGGCTTCCTTCCGCTTCAAACATACGAGAGCGAATTGGTTTCCATCCACGGCAGTTACGCACAGCAATGCGACGCTCGCTGCCTGTATCTTCTAGATGCCATATCTCAGAGATATGGAGTCCGGCTTTCTCAGCAAGATCGGAACCAAGCATCATGGTGATGTAAAGCAAGTTCCCTTTCGCGTCTCGCTCAGGTGAGTCCTCGTGTGTGACAAAGCAGATGTGTGTCTTAGTGCGGATAGCAACACGGAGAAGATTGATGATGCATAACATCATCCATGCTTTGCGATGCCCGTATCCACCGTAGCCGGGGACTTCGATGGTAGCATCTGCGTATTGTTTGTACGACTGTGCTTTGTCAACGCCGTGAGTGAGAGACATTTCCGAGAACGTTGTAGTGCTGTCGAAGATGATGCTGTTGATCTCTTGTTCCTTGATGATACGGGACATATCCATTGGATCGTCTGCCTTGAACTTCTCGACAACACTCGGGTCTTGTCCAGAGAAGTCAGCTACAACAACGTCGCTGCGAGTTACAGGAATGGATTGTGTACCGCGTGGATCGAAGTTGAGCCATAGCTTCTTCCCGGGCATTGTCGCTGCGAGGACAGTTTTCCCTGCGGAGGACTTTCCCCATATGATCATGGTGAGAGTACGATCCTCATCAGCAAGGGACTTGATGGGGATACCCCCTAGGGATGGTGGCTTGGGCTGTTGTGTTGTACTAGGTGTTGTGGTGGTCATTGCCTTCTCCGTATATGTAAGAGATAGTACCAGTTTCAAAGTCTTGTGTCAAGCTAGTCCATCGCTGGCCTTCACGTTTCTTTTCGTTAACGTTCCTTTCGTTCTCACTGTA